AAAAACAAGACATATAAAACGCGTAAAACTTACAAAAACCACAAGAAATATCCGACGGTTTGTGATACAAGTATGACCTTTGATGAATGCGAATTGGCTATTTTGCGGCATGCAGTAGATGAAAGCGACGAAATTAAGGGCGAAAAACTGGCAAAAAGCGACGAAATCATAAAAATTATCAATATTTTAGAAGACTTTTTACTGAAAAAACGCCGCGTTTGCTATGGTGGAACGGCCATCAATAATATATTACCTGGACACGCGCAATTCTATAATCGCGACATCGAAGTGCCTGATTATGATTTTTATTCACCTAACGCAATGGAGGATGCGAAAGATTTGGCGGATATTTATTTTGCAGAGGGATATGCCGAGGTTGAGGCGAAATCGGGTGTACATCACGGAACCTATAAAGTGTATGTGAACTATATTCCGATTGCGGATATTACACAATTGGACGCAGAAATATACGATAATATTTATAAGGAAGCAGTTTCGATCGGCGGTATAAAATACGCACCGCCCAATTTTTTACGCATGGCAATGTATTTAGAATTATCGAGACCGGCGGGCGATACGACGCGCTGGGAAAAGGTTCTCAAACGTCTAACTCTGCTCAATAAATATTACCCATTAAAAGTGGGGTTCAATTGCGAAGCCGTCGATTTTCAGCGGAAAATGGAGAAACATACGAACGATTCGGAGAAGATTTATTATATTATTCGCGACGTTTTTGTTGAATTGGGTGTAGTATTTTTCGGCGGATATGCGAATAGTTTATATTCCAAATATATGCCCGAAAAACAGCAAAAGTTGGTCAAGGCTATCCCCGATTTCGATGTTTTGTATGAAGATCCGGAGAAGTGCGCGAATATCGTCAAAGAGCGGCTTCGTGAGTCGGGATTCAAGAAGATTAATTTGATCCAGCACGCGGCCGTTGGAGAATTAATCCCGGAACATATCGAAGTCCGCTTTGACAAGGAATGCTTGGCTTTCATTTATAAACCGATAGCCTGCCACAATTACAATAAATTGAATATTGGAAATAAAGACGTAAATATAGCGACAATCGATACGATTCTGAGTTTTTATTTGGCGTTTATGTATGCGGGGATGCCGTATTATCATAAAGATCGGATTTTGTGCATGGCGAAATTCCTTTTTGAAATACAGCGCAAGTCGCGCCTGAATCAGTCGGGGATTTTACGAAGATTCAATTATGATTGTTACGGAACGCAGGAAACGTTGGAAAGCGTTCGCGCTAAAAAATCGGAGAAATTCAAGGAACTAAAAAAGAGTTATAATGAGAAAGAATACAAGGAGTGGTTTTTCAAGTATACTCCATCAAATGGCAAAACAAAAACACCGACGGCGATGAAAAGTATTGTCGTAGATAAAAAAGAGTCTCCGCTCATTGAACAGTCGATAAAAATTAAAGCGAAAAAACGACGGAAAACCAAGAAGGCGTTTAAATTTCCGTCAATTTTTTAAATATAAATATTTGACTACTATATGGATGCGAAATATTTATTTTATATTACATTGGTAATTTCAATTGTCGTTCAAATAGTAACGGGAATAATAGAGGTAGGCGCCTTTTTTGTAAAAGTTCCCGCTATTTTTTCGATAATACGGCAATTGCTGATATTAGAATTAGTGGTTCAGTTTTTCGAAGGATCGTTTTATTTTTGGTTAGCTTACAATTTTACCAAAGTCTTGAATGTTACGCCAAAAAGATATTTAGATTGGGCGATTACAACGCCGACAATGCTAGTAACGTTGATGATATATTTGATTTATGTGAATAACGCTGCTGAAAATAAGACAAACGATTTGGATTTTTTTACGATTTTTAAAGAGAATTCGGCAATTTTTGTACCTGTAATAATCTTGAATTGGGCAATGTTACTTTTTGGTTATTTGGGCGAAATGCGAATTATCCCCGTTTTGCTTGGAGTATTTCTGGGGTTCATACCATTTGCGATTTATTATTATATGATTTATGTAAATTATGTGACTGAAAACACGAGCGGATATTTATTATTTTGGTATTTTTTCTTTTTTTGGTCGTTGTATGGTTTAGTAGCGGGATTGCCTTATTATATCAAAAACGCGTCTTACAATATATTGGATTTGTTCTCAAAGAACTTTTTTGGTATATTTTTGAGTTATATAATATTTTCTGGGAATTACTGAGAGGTGATTGTTTATAATAATTATTATAAATAATCAAGGCTAAAATTTGCAAAATTTTTCCAAAGAAGATTTATCGGAAGCGCCCACTTTCTTATCTTTCTCCGAGGTATTTGTACCATTGAATCGTAATACAGTGGGGAATCCGGATAAGTCGTATTTTTCCGCTATTTCGGGATATTTGGTGGCATTCACTTTAATGAATCTTACACCGGGGTAAGATTTATCATTGGCAACTTCATCAAATACGGGAGACATTTTTTCACAATGACCGCAACCGGGCATATAAAAATACGCCACCGTTTTTTTAGAAGACCCAAGAGCGCTATTAAATGCGCCGGCGTTCTCTATATCAAGAGTGGATTTGGAGGAGTTTGAATCAAAAGCTTCTCTTCGGGAAGCCTTGTATAAAAAAAAGGCTAAAAGAAGTACAACGAGAGCAATAATTACATACTTTGCTATTCGCTGAGATTTACCGCGCATATATACTAGACGTATATAATATTCACCGAGTCGATTTAGTTTTTCTGGTTTTCTTAGTTCTTTTAGTTTTCTTAGTTTTCCTATATTTTTTATTGCGTCCTCCGCCTTCTGAATTCGTTGACTTAACTTCATTTGTTCTTAAAGTGATCAATTTTTCCGTCAATTTTTTTAATAAAACAATTAAAAATACCATTACGTTCAAGTTGTTATTTGAATCTGCTTCGGTTTTAACATCACGCATAACGACAACCTTATCGCAATTGGACGCGAATGGATCGGTGTATGGCGTGAACGAATTCATATCTTCATTCCATTTATATGTAACATCTTCTTCGTCGCGTTTTACATTAAAAGAATTTTTTGATTTTCCTAAAATTTGCATTAAAACGCTAATCAATAATTCTACCGCCATGGTTCCGGCCGCTATGGTTTCGGTCGCTATGGTTTCGGTCGCTATGGTTTCGGCCGCTATGGTTTCGGTCGCTATGGTTCCGGGGGTTTTATCATCGGATTCATTTGAAAATGGAGAAGGTTTTAATACTAAAAGTATCTTTAATACATCGATAATTAATTGTAAAATTTTAATCATATTCGTTTTATCATTTGCGCTAAGTTTTCTGTCATTTTGTCTGTATAAATAGTTCTCGATTTTTGTCAAAAACCCGTCTTTGTTATTTAATTTTACAGTGTCTATTTCGGATAATTGCAATATAATATTTCTAGTACCCTCCGCATTATATAGAGTCTCTCCGTATTTATTTACTAAAGTATCTATAATAAATTTGGCTAAATCGCTATGGTTTGTTAGAAAAGTTGATATAGAAGAGATAATATTTTGTGCTCGTGTAACTAATTGGCCCTCCTGGTCAAAATGATTCTTTTCAAATTTTTCCCCATTTATTAATTTTATGATCATTTCAGATTCTTCGTCAAATAATGCATATAATGCTTTCTGGATAATTATGTTTTTTGCTTCTGCTGCCACCTTCGACACTGTATCGTTTAATCCCTCTTTGGCATCTTGTAAGACTTGAATGGCTTCCGACATTGTATTTTTGGCGCCTTGGACTACCTTCGATACTGCATTTTTGGCCGCTAAAGAAATTTTTGATAAAAAACCTCTGGCCCCTGTTTCACTCATTGTACAATATTATGATATATTCTTACAATGACGTAACTAAATCTGTTATTTTTTGTATTCCGAAAAACAGGGATCCGAAGAGTGCACTCTTCAAAAGAAGTCCCGAAAAGTTCATATTTCCGTCCGTGCTATAAATGGCCAAAAACGAAAAATACTTATACAACAAAGTCGTTACAATGGGCATTTGGAAAATGAAATATAAAATGGCGATTAACAAGGGTACTTGGAGATCCTCCCAAATGCTCTTGGCCAAACGCTCGCGATGCCTTTCCTTTTCGTGTTTCCGCATAGTTTCTTCGCTGGCTTCTTCGTATTGGCGAATATAGTCCGAAGTGAGTTTTGCTTTGGGAACGTAATTTGCGTGTATTTCCTCGTCATGTTGATAGTCTAAAGTGTTTATGGGAATATCGCGCGACGGGAGTCGTTGTTGCGGAAGTTCGTATCTTTCCTCTTCGCTAAATCGTTGTTTAATGTTTTGCGGAGGCGGAGGGGGTACACTGGGTTGCTGAGATCCGCCGTAAGGATTGGGATGTATATTCAAAGGCACATAGGTGTTTTGTCCAATGTCGTCATGTCCCGAATTCGATTGAGGATTCGGCATTTGCGCTATATTACCCATAATTTGGGGTGCGTTTCCTACTTGGTATGTTATATTTTCGGGAAGTTCCGAAATTCGTGTCGTGGATTCAGACATATAATAACGAAATTATTATTATTATATGCAATAAACTCAGGGAACCTACGGTTCCCCGAACCCCTCCCTTCCTTGAATATAATTCTATAAAGCCTTTTATGTTGTTAAAAATAAAAGAGAGGGGGTCAAGGGGTCTGGAATCCGCTTCGCGGATTCTGATGACCTTAGCGAAGCAAAAGGTTCCCTGTTATTTGGGACCCGTAACTTGCCCCAAGAGACCAGGCAAAGGCGCAGGTTTATCACCCGAGTCTTGTACCGATATATCTACAATCTTTTTACTCGCGTCGCACGAACTCGGTGCATACACATACGAATAACATTTATCTCCGTATTGATATATTTTTCCGTCGATTTCGCTTATCACGGGACCATTGAAGGTAATACAATTTTTATCTTTGCACACTTTTCTGAATAAAGTCGCTAAACCCAGACCTAGCAATACGGAAATGAAAAATTGTCCAAGGCCGGTATTCAATAATCGTTTTAGGTTCATATATATATTTCATTACATAATTTTAGCCTTGCGCCGGAATCTTGGATATTTCTTTTTCATTCGTGGGACAAGGCACTTCTTTTTGAACGACACCAAAGCAAGTATTTGTTTTATCGCGGTATTGGATTTTCTCTATATTTTCGGGCGTAGGATAAACATAAATTTTACGAGAATCGCCTAATGTTACGTACACCACAAAAATTCCGAGGGCAAAACTGATTAAAAAGACGGGTATATTCACGTATTTCAAAAGATTCATTATATATAGTGCTTATAAAATATAATGAATTTGTATTATGTGTCGCCGGTTTGCGCCTCTGCCATGGCCTTCTTTTGTTTCTCCTTCAACTTTTTCTTTTGCGACTTGGAAAGACCGGCCTTAGGACCCTCGATCATCTCTACAATAGCATCCAGGTCATCCGTGGGCTTCTTGGCCGACGATTTTGCCTGATTCTCTTCTTTATTGAGTCGAAACACGAAATGGTTCGGATCGGCGGCCTCGGACATGGTAAAGGTTTCCGCGAGAGACTTGCGCCGCTCTTCCAACAACCTTTGCATTTTCAGTTGCTCCTCCATCTTTTCCAGCATTTGCTTTTGCTTCTTCGCCTCGATGCGCGCCTTCATCTTCTCATTGGCCGTCATCTTCTTTTCCATTTGAATCAGCGCGTTTTTATCGATCTTGGCTCCGTTGGGGACGTTGACGCCCATCCCCTTGGCCATATTTTTGAACATATCCGCGAAATTGCCCCCGCCCATTTCCTTCATCTTACGCATGAGCTCTCCGGCTTCGCTCATGATTTCGTCTTTGGAAATTTCGCCGTCTGCCAT